CGACATCGCGATCACCAAGCTCGGCTGGAGCATCTACGACACTGATGCGAGCAAGAACATGCTCCTCATCCGCGAGGCCTTCAAGCGCGCGAGCAAGGTCCTGGTGTATATCTGCACCGACGGCACTGCGAAGGCCACCGGTACGGGCGGCGGCCTGAACGCTTCCGCGAAGTACAAGGGCACCCGCGGCAACAAGCTGAGCTACAGCGTCGTCGCGAATCCCGTGAGCGGCTTCGACGTGTCCGTCTTCCTGGACGGCGCCAAGATGGAGCTTTTCGAGGGCGTCAGCACGGCGGCCGGCCTGGCCGGGAGCGAGTGGATCGACTTCACGGCGAAGCAGACCACGCCCGGCACGGACGACCCGATGGCTGCGGTCGCTTCCGTCGCTCTTTCCGGCGGCACGAGCACGACCACGCAGAACAGCGACGTCACCGCGTTCCTGTCCGCCGCAGGCGGCGCCAAGTGGAACACTATGGCCTTCCCGCTGACCGACAGCACGCTGCTGACGGCCTGCAAGACCAAGATCAAGGACATGCGCGAGAGCGAAGGCAAGACGGTCCAGGCCGTTGTCGCCAACATGACGAGCCCGGACTACGAGGGTGTCATCAACGTCATTAACGGCTACACGCTGGACGGCGAGACCCTCACCGCGGCTCAGGCGACCGCCTGGGTGGCCGGCGCGACCGCGGGCGCGAGCTTTGTCCAGAGCAATACCTATCGCGCCGTCGAGGGCGCGGTCTCCGTCAACGGTATCAAGACCCACGACCAGGCCGTGGCCGCGATTCAGGCCGGTCAGTTGTTCTTCGTCGTGTCCGAGGCGGGCGCGGTCGTCGTCGAGTACGACATCAACTCCCTCGTGACGTTCGCGGACGGCAAGGGCGAGAGCTATCGCAAGAATCGTATCATCCGCGTTCTCGATGCGTTCCGCGACAGTCTGACCCTGAACTTCCCGCCCAACAAGTACGACAACAACACGACCGGTTGGGCCATCATGGAGGGCATCGGCAAGAGCATCCTCAAGGTGTACTACGAGGCCGGCGCCATCGACAACGTGGACTACGACAATGACTTCAAGGTCGATCAGGAGAGCAGCTTCGGCGATCAGACCTACTTCATTGTCGGCATTCAGCCGGTGGACAGCGCCGAGAAGCTGTTCTTCACCGTGACCACTCGCTGATAAGAGGAGGAACAAGCTATGTCGAAGATGGAATACAACAAGAATCCCATTTCCCTGCGCGAGGGCAAGATTTTCATTGACGGCGTGGAGTGCCTGGACGGCGTGGCGTGCACGATCAACGTCACCCCGGACGTCTGGACCGGCCGCCAGCTCGGCGAGACTACGCCGAGCTCCCGCTGGCTGGGCGTCGCGATCGCCGGCAGCATCACCCGTCGCCGCAGCACCCCGTGGCTGAAGGATGCGATCAAGAAGCATCTGAACGACAAGAGCACGCCCGAGTTTACCATTCAGGGCATCATGGACGACGCGAACAGCGACTTCTTCGCCGACAACGGCGCGGACACCGTGACTTGCGTCGGCTGCGTCCTGACGGGCAACCTCCCGCTGACGGCTCTCGACAGCAACGGCAACGTCGTGGACGACGTTATCGCGTTCAACGCGAAGGACATCGTCTGATAAGAGCGAAAGGCCGTCTCGGTGATCGGGGCGGCCTTTTGTCCTACTACTTCAAAACTTACAGGAGGATTACTGACTATGAAGAAAGACCTTAAGTATTTTATGCGTGAGCAGAAAGACGAGATCGTGACCGTCCCCGCGCCCGAGAGCTTTAAGGACGAGGAGGGCAACGTCGTCAACCTGGAAATCCGCGTGCTGTCGCAGGCGGAGATTCAGCGCATCAATGAGAACTACCGGAAGCGGTCCGTCCTGACCGATAAGAAGGGCCAGCCCTTCATCGCCAACGGCGAGGCCGTGTTCAAGACCGAGAAAGACAATGCGAAAGCGACTCGGCACATCATTGTCGAGGCGCTGCAGTACCCCGATCTCAAGAGCAAAGATATGATGACGTACTACGGCGCGACCGACGTCACCGACATGCCTCTGCTCGTGTTCCGCAATGCGGACGAGTTCCTGTACGTGCAGCGCGTCGTCCTCCAGGCCCTCGGCATCATCGACGCGCCGCCCGACGACGAGCTCGTCAACGAAGCAAAAAACTGATCGCCGCGCGGGGTAGTCTCGCATATTGGTCGCACGTTCTCTGGCAGCGGCACGGTCTAAGACCCGAAGAGTTTTACGACCTGCCGCGCCAGACGCGGGCGTTCTATATCGCCTCGGAGGTTTACGAGGGGGAGACCCCGTGCCGGCTTGATACGATACGACTTAAGCGTACACCATAACAAGGAAGTGATTCTATGGCGGCAAACCTCACCGCAATTTTCAACCTGGTCGACAACGTTTCCTCCAAGCTGGACGCTATGGCCGACAGCGGGAGCGCCGCCGTCGAACAGTGGGAACATGCAGGCAACGCCGCGAGCTCTGCTTTTGATTCTGCCGAGCGGGGCGGGGCAAAGGTCGCTACGGCTTGCAGTTCCGTGGCGAGCGCGGCCTCGTCTGCGAGCTCGGCTTTGGAGAAGAGCGAAGAGGCGGCAGACGGCCTCGAAGGCATGTTTGCCACCTGCGAGCAGGCCGCGGGGGCGCTGACCGACGCTTTGAGCGAGACCGCAAGCATTCAGGAAGACCTCGAAGAGACGATTGCAAACGCGAGCGGTGCGACCGAGGACGCTGCAGAGGCCCTGCGCGAGCTTGAGGCCGCGCACGAGGAAGCGCAGGCCGCGATGGAGAACTATGACCAGGTCCTTATGTCCGGTACGGACGACCTGGGCGAGCTCGAGGCCGCGGCTGAAAGAGCGATGCACGCCGCGGAGCGCCTGGCCGAAGCGAATGGCAAAGCCGCCGACGCGACGGCGGACCTGGGCCGGGAGTCCGATAAAGCCGGAGACGCGATGGAGGACACCGGTAAAGCCGGCATTAGCGCCTTCGAGGCAATCGGCAACACTTTGATCGGCGCGGCAATCGCGAAAACCCTCAAAGAAGCGGCGAGCGCAGCATACGAGCTGACCGACGCGTTCAGCGAGGCCGAGAGCGTGATCGTCCTTGCGACCGGCGCCTCCGGCGAGGCCCTCGACAGCTTGAGCGCGAGCATGTCGCGCGTGTACGCGACTTCGAAGACCGGCTCGCTCAACGATACGGCTTCCGCGATTGGCGAGATCAATACCCGCCTCGGTTATACCGGGCAGAAGCTCGAAGAGACGACGAGTCTCTTCCTTGACTTTACTGCCGTAACAGGCGGTCAGGTCGCCGGCAACGTGCGAAACGTCACGCAGCTCATGAATCAGTGGGACGTCGGCGCGGAGCACCTTGAGGAGACCCTGGACAAACTGACCTATGCAGGCCAGGCGAGCGGGATCGGCGTCGACAGTCTGACCTCGCAGCTTACTTCCAATAAGGCGATCCTCGACGAGCTGGGCTTCTCCCTGGACGAGAGCATTGCGCTCTTCTCGCAATTCGAGTTGAACGGCACGCAGGCCGCGTCCGTTATGACCGGCTTCCGTACGGCGATCAACAATGGCACGATCTCCTCTCTGGAGGACCTCAACGAGATTTTCGACCAGATCGCGAAGGGCGAGATCAGCGCGGCGGACGCCGGCGACATCTTCGGTGGCCGCGCCGGCACGACGATCGTCAATGCCGTTCGCAACGGGACTTTCGCCCTCGACGGCATGGTCTCCGCGCTGGAGCAGACGCAGGGCGCGACGGTCAAGACCGCCGAGACCGCGCAGACGCTTGGGCAGAAGTGGGAGCAGGCCGGCAACAACATCGAGGCCGCCTTCACTTCGGCGATCGAGCCGACGCTCTCGAAGGCCTCCTCCGGGCTCGCCAATATCGCGAACAAGGTCGGCACTTTCCTCAATGAGCACCCCATGGTCACGAAGGCGATCACCGCGGTCGGCGTCGGCGTTGGCGTAGTAGCGGTAGGGATCGCAGGCGTCGCGGCCTCGTCCCTCGCGGCCATTCCTGCAGTCGCCGCTTTCGGTACTGCGCTTCATGCGGCTATGGGCCCGATCGGTTGGGTCGCTGCCGGTATTGCGGCCGTTACGGCGGCTGTGCTGCTGCTATCTGACGCTTTTGAGGACAGCGAAGCAGAATACCGCTCCTGGACCGAGTCCACCCGCGAGCAATACGACGCTATCCAGGACCTGACCGCCGAATACGACAATCTTGTCGAGGCCGGGCAGGGCGAGTCTGAGCAGGCGCAGTATCTCAAATGGCGGATCGACGACCTCACAAAGAGCTTTGAGGACGGCAAGCAGACCCTCGAGGACTATATCAAGGAATGCGATACCCTGGCCGACAGCATCGAAGATACTCTTGCCTCCAATCGCGAGGCCTATAACGAGATCAGCAAGGACGAGGGCACGACTCTCGCGCTTGTGCATCGGCTGGAAGAGCTTGCGGCGCAGACGGACAAGACCGTCGGCACGCAAGAGGAGATGAAGGCCATTATCGCGGAGCTGAACGAGACAGTTCCCGATCTTGCGCTTAGCTATGAGGACGTCGCCGGCGGAGCTGTCGACTTTGCGACCGCTATTGAGAACGTCGTCAAAGCCCAGGCCATGATGCAAAAGTACGAGGCCGCCCAGCAGGGCATGGTCGATGCCTATGTCGCAAAGACCGATGCCGCCGAGCAGCTCGAAGACGCGCTTGAGCAGCAGGCAATCGCGCAAGAGCGCTACAATAAGGCCAAAGCGGCGTATGACGCTTCCGCCGACTACCATGGCAATTATGAAAAACACGGCTCGGCTGAGACTGCGGAGCTCAAGGCCGCAGAGAAGGCCCTGAATGAGTATAACGCTGAGGTCGAGCGGTTTACGCAGCTCGAAGCGGACGCGGATCGCGAGTATAACAACTACCTTTCTGACCTCGAAGAGTTTCACAATGCCATGGAAGAGGCGAAGCAGGCGCAAGAGGAAGCTGCTGAAACGCAGATGACCTTTAAGGACGCAGTCGGCACGGCTTTGGGGAGCGTCCAGGAAGACCTCGACACGCTTTGCAGTGAGTACGACGAGGCCTATAACCGGGCTCGGGCGAGCATTGACGGCCAGATCGGTCTCTTCGAGAAGATGGAGACCAAGACCGACACGACCGTCCAGCAGATGCAGGACGCTTTTGCGAGTCAGCTCGAATACCTCGCCCGGTACACCGAAAACCTCCACAAGGCCGCGGAGTACGGCCTCGACGACGGCCTGATTGCTTCGCTCAGCGACGGCAGCACGGAGAGCGCCGGCTACATCGACGCGATCATCAAGAACATCGAAGAGCTCGGCGCCGGCAGCGACGCGGCTGAGGCCTTCGTCAAGGACTTCAACGCTTCCTTTAACGAAGTCGAGCAGGCCAAGAACAATTTCGCGAAGACGGTCGCCGAAATGGAGACCGACTTCAATGCTCGAATGGAGGAGATCGAGGGCCGCCTGACCGACGCGATCGGCGAGCTCAATCAGGAAGAGGACGCCGCGGCAGCAGCGCAGGCGACCGTCGAGGCCTACACTCAGGCGATTCTCGACGGCGCGGACGGCGCGGCAGCAGCCGCTCGTGCAGTCTCCTCCGGCGTGGCCGCCGCCTTCTGGTCCGGCTTTAATAGCGGAGCGCCTGGCTATGACCTGAGCGGGTACGTGTTCGGCGTGCCGGCGCATGCCGGAGGCACGACTGACGCTGAGGACGCTTTCGTCGCAGGCGATGAGGGCCCGGAGCTCGTCATCGGTCATCGTGGCGCGACCGTGTTCCCCGCGGACGAGACCGAGAAGATCGTCCAGGCCGTGTCCGAGTATTCGACCTACAACAATGGTAACACGGTCGTCTACACCGCACCTGAGTCCACGAGCGACGCGGACGCGCGCGAGACGGGTGGCGAGGCCGGCGTCAAGAAGATCGTGCTCGCGCTGGAAGGCAAAGGCAGCATCGAGGTCGGCGGCTCCGGCGGCGCAAGCACCGAGCAGGTCGTCGCGGTCCTCTATGATTATCTCAAGCCCGTGCTGGCCGAAATCCTGAGCGAGGAAATCTTCGAGGAAGGAGACGGAAGCTATGAATACTAACTACCAAATGTGGATCACCTGGAATGCGGAGGCCGAAAAGCTCCGCATTCCGGTCCTCCCGGAAAAGTTCAACGTGTCGATCGGCAGCAGCAATATGAAGGTTGACATCGCAGGCCTCGGCGAGATCACGATCAAGCAGTCTCGGCCCGCGTATCAGTTTTCCTTCTCCAGCTTCTTTCCTGCGGGGCGCTTCCCCGGCCTCAGCGTCGGCACACCGCCCAGCCCGCTCTCCTGCGTCGCCAAGCTCAAAAAATGGCTGGAGAGCAATAAGCCGGTCCACCTTATCATCACCAACGTGGGCGTCAACGTCTATTGCACGATAGAGAAGTTCACCTACTACGAGGAGGGCGGCGACGTCGGCACGATTCACTACATGCTGACCCTCAAGGAATATCGCGAGGTTACGGTCCGTACCGTCACCGTTACTGTCGAGCCGGAGAAAGAGGAGACGGAAGCGGTCGTCGAGCCCCAGGAAGAGCGGGTCGATAATACCGTTCCTCCGCAGACCTACACCGTCAAGAGCGGGGATTGCCTCTGGCTGATCGCGCAGAAGTTTTGGGGCAACGGCTCGCGCTGGGAGGAAATCTACTATGCGAACACCTCGGTCATCGACCCGCACAAAGGCGGTCATCAGATGATCTGGCCCGGCGACGTGCTGACGATACCGGCATGATGGGAGGTCGGGCATGGGAAAAATCAACCTGACGATCTACCCGACGGCCGGAGGCAACGGAAAGGACATCTCGCAGCTCGTCAGCTCGATCAAGTGGGGCGGTCGTAAAGGCAGCCCCGCTCGTACTATCAGCGTTACGCTCCTGGACGACGACGGCTATAAGCACGCCCGGAGCGGGATCGACATCGAGGAGGGCTGGCAGGCGATCTTCACCTACGACGGCAAGGAGCTCTTCCGCGGCATCTTCATGACGCAAGGCCAAAGCGAG